AATTGGGCGGTAACACGCATTTTTGTAGAAGCATCCGCGCCAACCGCCACCACGGAAACTTCTCTCAAAACAGATTTTTGAATATGGTAAAAAGGACCGTCAATGGTTTGACCGTTGACTTCACGGGAGCTTTTTACCAACTCACACTCCCTGACATCCGCACCGATAGAGAGCTGCCAATCCGCACCCGCTTTGGACTGCGCCACAATATCTTGGGCATCTTTGCTGTCGGAAACGATTTCACCGGTGATTTCCAAAGCGTTATTTTTGACGCTGGCAGAAATCATTCCGACACGGCTGTCAGTTTTGTTTTCATGGTTTGTCAGCAAAGGAACGGTATCAGGGATCTCCATTCCCGCCAGATCGACCACTACCGAGAATTTCCATCCCGGCAAATTCATCTTTCCACCGCCGTAGGCAAGTCCAGAAACTTTCGGCTTGCCACCATTGGCAGCTTCAATGAGCGTAAATTCACTCATCTTTTTCATTCTCCTGTTGTTGGGAATCTTCTTCTGATTCCGTGGGTTGTGATGCCGGTTGCTCTCCCGGAACAGGGATGCCGTACTCCCGCATCAGTTTGATTTCTTTTGCTCTCTGCCGCAGTACCGACATATAATCACGGCCGTCTTTGGCGCATTCGGCAGCCAAGGTAGTGGTATGATTTGCAAGTCTTATCTGCTGGGCGTTTGCTTCTTTTGTCGGATCAACATGGACAAATCCGTCCCAGAACCATGTGTGACGCGGCGTCCGGAACTCTCCGGTGGGATTGACCAGGGAATATTCTCTGAACCACATTGCAAAAATCTGATTCAGCACTTCTGATTCCCAAAAGGCTCTGTCTACCAGCACACTTTTATGGTAAAGTTGATTATCAAGTCTGCCACTGGCGTAATTGTGACCACTGAAATCACCAGATACCGAACCGTATGTGGATACAGCACATCTGGCGATTTCCGACAGAATGATTTTGACAAATTCTGCATGATTGGCAGTCGGCTGTTTTGCATCCAACTGTGCCATCTTCCATCCGGCTGGAACGGTGAGCATCATATTCCGTTCCAACTCCAGAGCATCCATGGGCGGTACTCTTTCTGCTTCTCCGTCCGGGGGAGCATCCGTGTAAAGAATTGCCGCAAAGTCTGCAGCAGCTTCAGCGGCAGACAGTACCGCCAAGTTGTATCTTCGCAGTTGAGCAAAAAGCGGAAGAGCTGCTGTCAGTTCCGGTATCCCCCGGTGCAATCCGGGTCTGTCTGCCCGGAAAATATGGAGCATATACTCTGCCGGAATATGGAACGCTTCCCACACAGTAGAGAACTTTTCATCTCCCGGATGGTATTTCAGAACACGGTAACTGACCGGATTTCCCCAGGAGTCATAGGTGATGCCATCCACGCTGTTATCATCGGTCTGCCATTTCAATTCACCGGCAATCCTGTCTGCTTCAAGCAGTTGAATATCCATTTTGACCGGGTGATTTACCTTGGGATTTGTGACCATTGCGGCAAAAGATTCACCGTCCTGACACCGGGCAACTCTCATCATCCGCAGTTTTTGCGGTAGACGGATCGCTTCAGCCCACGCCATAAACTCCCGTTCGATCTCATCGTTGTAATGCTCATCTTCCGTCAGCAACTGAATCCGCGGACCAGTACCGATGGTGTCATTGGCAAGCATTTGCACCAATCCCTTTGCATAGGAATTATTGGCAACTTCATACCGGGAGCGCATACGGAGAGTTTTGCGGATCTCCGGATTTGCCTCCTGGTCTGCAGAGAGATAATCGGCCATTGCCCAGTGCCGGATGTTGTCCCGGGTAGTTTGTGCCGCATCAAATCTGCCGATTACCCTGACCGGGTTTTCCGCAGGAGGGGTTCTGCTGCGGAACATTGATTTCAGTTTTTTCAGCATTATACTGCTCCTGAATGGTTGAGTTTGGTAATTTTCAGACCGTTACCTCTGCGCAGAGCTTTCTTTTTTGCAAGATATTCATCTGCGGCAATCTGGTCTGCTATGGAATGCTGCTCCACTTTCTGCCCATCAATATCCACGGATTTAGGACCAGTGGCATTTTGACGGATTTTTTCCTCAAGATTCTCTTGGTTTTCTGACATAAAACTCCTTGACTTTTACGGTGTTATGGATTATATTACTGCGTGATTTTTTTTGTCGAAAGGGATTTTTTATGGCAACAGAATTGCAGCAGAATAAGGATATGGCAAAGACCGAAAAAGTCCGTAAGTCCATACTCAAATTCGGCAAACGCTATGCCAAATCCTTTGAAAAACTGGCAAAGTGATTATTCCGCTTTACCGGCAGACATCTTTGCCTTGATGTAGTTTTCCACTCTCTGAATCCGTAGACCGATCCATTCCATAACATTGACGCACATACTGTTGCCACAGGCTTTATAGCGGGGAGCATCCGGACATTCCTCTTCCGGTTTTCCTTTCCAGGGAATCCTGGTGTGATTGTCAGGAAATCCCATAAGACGCTCACATTCAACCGGCAGCAGTCTGCGGACGGTGGCTCTGCTCATTACCTTGGGACCGGAAGTATTCGGTTCTCCGCTGGCAGAGGTAAGTGTTCCTGCAACATCTCCTGTGATCTGCTGATTGTAGACATCAACTCCTTGCGGTGATTGATATGCTACGGCGTGAACATCTTTTGCCGTCTGGGTATACATCACTCCGTCTTCGCTGATGCCAAGTCCGGACCCCCCCTTGCGCTCTGCCTTCGCCATTTTGTCACCATCAAGTGCAATTACTTTACTTTCAATGACAACAGTTTCTGTTCCCGGGCCGTTGGTGGTAACGGTTTTGCCCGCTTCAGCTTTGGTCACATACAGACCGCCATTGGGACGGTCGGCACGTGTTCCGTTGGCATCGCAGGGAGTGATATTAAAACACTCTTTGACCGCTACTGCTGGGATCACCTGACTTCTGACCGTGGGGAAAACCTCTTCCCAGTATCCCTCCTGATCGCCCCCGGCATCATTTTTGATAAAACCGAGAACATCCTGCACCAGCGGAAGATTATTTCCGCCTGTACCGCATCTCCCCGTGATTGTCGGAGAAACTCCATCAGTTTCTGTGACTCGGCTGTCATTGGCATGATTTTCATAACAAATGACTTCCGGTTCTTCGTACACAGCTTTTCCACCTTTGTAGTCGGTGGCGATCAGAGTTGGAGATACCTCATCTTCCTGGACTTCGATTTGCCGCATATCAATGACGCACTGCAGTTTTTTCTTGTCCGGCATCAGCTGATTATTGCTGGTACAAGTCAGAGTGTCGGCTTTTTCACTGCCGTCCCACCATTGCACCAGAGTCTGATCATTGGCGGTTGCCAGCGTGAGCGAACGCTCTGTACTGATAAGCGGACCTTTGCCACCATTTCCGCCACCCTCACGCATACGGAGAGTCTGACTTACTCTGCACAGGCTGCCTGTTTTTGCAGAGCCGTCAGCAGAAGTGGCGGCAGAGTTTTTCCCCGGCGTTCTGCCCGGCGGAGTATCCCGGTCGCGCATTTCGCCGTCAAGAAGTACCGCTGCGGAATACTGCCAGTCAAAAGGATTTCCGACAGGCTGGCTACGGTATCCGACCACGAAGAGTCTTCTTCTCCGTTGGGGAATAGCTCTCGGGAACGAGGGAACTCTGGTATATTGGCTGTCGCAAATTCGCCATGCCAAACCGAAACATCCGGGGGCGGGGGTGACAATTCCTGATTTTCCCCATCCTTGTTCCGGCACTGGCACTTCCCATCCGCAGAGGAGCGATAAGAAGCTGGCAAAATCGCGTCCGCCTCCGCTCGATAGTACGCCCGGGACATTTTCCCAGACGGTCCACCGGACATCTGTGCGGTAAGCCAGCCTGACAAATTCAAGGGCCAGATTGCCCTTCGGATCGGCGAGTCCTTTCCGCAATCCGGCAAGGCTGTAGGACTGACAGGGGGTCCCACCGACAAGCAGTTCAATTTTTCCTTCATAATCATCCTTTGTTATTTTTGTAAAATCACCCAGATTCGGAACAGTTCCACCGGAAGGAAATTCGGCAATCTGTTTTTGCCAGGTTACACGCTGTTTCCGGTCTTTTTCATTATCTGCCGAATCAGGATCAAGCGGGCGGAGCGGTTTTGTTGCGCCGAAACGCTGCATCAGTACCGCAGAGGGAAAAGGCTCAACTTCAGCAAAAAATTTTGCTTTCCATCCGAGCTTTTCCCAGGCAAGTCCGGCAGCTTCAACACCGCTGCAAATACTTCCATAATCCATATTGAAAATCCTTTGTTTTTGTTCTACCCAGTTTCTCTCCCGGGAGGGTGCTTTTAGTTCCAGCATTTTTGAAAAAAATTCAATTTTTTTTCATTTTTTTCTGTTTTTCTGGATTTCAGAGAGTTTCAGGCCTTGTGTCGAAAGTGCCGGAGATGCTGGTAAATCTCCAGTTTTCATTCTGCGAATATCCGAAAGACGCATTGCCGGACCGGACACGGCTTTACGGGTAGTGGCAATTCCGAACTCCGGCATAGTTGCTCCGAGCATAGAACCGCATACCGCACAACCGGCAAGGCAGTCCAGCCAATGGTTGTCACTGCGCTCCGGGCGGAGTTTCCATTCGTCCACAGTTCTGCCACGCCCGGTGGTCTTCACCCTGTATTCCGCAGTCAGGTGTTCTGCGATGAGTTGATGAAGTGACGGATGACGCCCATAAAATGACAGGCATCCCCGGTCACCCATAGGAACTGCAAGGCGAGCATGGATAAATGATTTCCAAAAGTTTGTATCAAAAATCACGTGCCGTATGGCTCTTTTGCCGACAACATTCGGCATCATCCAGTTGAACCCCAAACGGTCTCCGGGCTGTTTTCTGTATTCCGTCATCGGTTTGCTACTTGCTCCGACATAGCGTCCGTGTGCCGGAAAGAGAATGC